GAGGGTACTTCTTCTGGTGGGGGTGGGGGTGGGGGTATATCGTACTCAACCCATTTTACTTCTGTTTGGGACCACTTCCAAACAGTTGTTTCGGTGTTTGCTGGTTGAATCCTGCGGATAACCCAGCCGGGTGGGTACCACCAAACGACCTCTAAACCCAAATCAGATTCAATAATCGGAGGGTCACTAACCGCAACCCAACCCTCAGTGCCGTCAGTTTCCGGTTGGGGGATAGAACCGTTTTTTGTATATAGCATATCGGCTCCTTACAGGTTCGGAAACGCCTCAGTCGGCGGTGTGAAGTTAGCGGTATACCGGGCATAGCCCTTGGTGATGCGAAGGTCGTCGATGTAGCCAAGGTACAAAAAATATGTTGTTTGGTAGGCCCCACCGATTACCATATTGGTAGCATCTATAGAAGATGTGTAAGTAAGGGTAGAGCCTACTTGAACACCATCAGCAAACAACCTTACACTATTACCAGAACGAGTAAGTGCAATATGCTGCCATGTGTTTGCCGTTAATACTGAACTGCCCCCAACAACAGAATAGCTACCGCCTGTACCAAGGGCAACGGCAAGTCCACCATTAAGTTGCCCAAGAGCAGCGGTTGCACCTTGGAAGAAGGTTATGCCTGTGTTGTAAGAAGTAGAAAACCCGCCAGCAGTGGTAGACGTTTGTAGGTGGCTACGTTGCGTACTACCACTAACGTCTCCGGAATACGCCCAAAACTCAATAGTGAAGTCGCCTGTACTGAACGCTACATTTTGAGTAGCAGGCATTTGGAGGTAATCTCCAGACCCATCAAAGTACATCGACCCCGTACCAAACTTCTTTTGCGCCGTGCTTACTTGAGCGCCACCTACAGTTATCAAGTCGTTCATTGCGGCGTTGTCAAAAATGCCGCCGTTGGTGAAGTTCAGGAGTAGGCTGGTGTTGGTGATTGCAGTGGGTGGGGCGGTAGGAGGAGTGAAGGCAGAGGTGTACTGAGCGGTGCCTTTTAGGACGCGCACTCCGGACAAATACCCGTACAGGGTATTACCTCCACTATAAACACTACGAGCAATCTGAATTGCGGTCCCACCAGTATTAAGCGTATTTGTTAGAGTGCCTGTAGTAGTACAAAGATTGCCGTTTACAAACAGTCGGTTTGTACCCGAAGCGCGGGTAAATGCAATGTGCGCCCAAGTATTGACGGGGATGTAGTTGTTTGTGGCATATATCTGCTGATACCCCCCGGCAAAACTTTGCATGCCAATAGCAATCCCGCCAGCGCCATACGGATAAGAATAAAACTCGTACCCATCGCTTCCTGTCATGCAACTTAAAATACTCTGCCCTGTTGAACCCGGCTGTGATGTGTAATAAACCCACGCTTCAATAGTGGCATCACTCGTACCTAAGTTAAACGCAGCATCGTTTGGCACACCAAGGTAGTCTCCGCTGCCATCAAAATATCCCGAACCTCCGTTGGTTGCAGCCAAGTAAGCGGTGGTTGGATTGAACGGGCTAAAGACTTGTACGGATGGAGTGCTGTTTACCGTTACCGCAAAGTTGTTGGCGCTGTTGTCCTTAAAGCGATTGGACTGGCAGGTGAGTGCACCCGTGTTTGCAATAGCAGTAAGCGGAGTAGTAGGCGGCGTGAAAGCGCCAGTGTAAACAGCCGTTCCTTTAACCACGCGGACATTGCTGATATAGCCAGTCCAAAGATACGAACCCGACTCACTGCCAACGTTCAGGGTTCCGGTGAAGTTTGTGGCTACTGTGGCGGTGCCAATAGATGTACCGTTTAGGTAGGTTGTTATAGTGCTGCCACTTCTAACAACAGCAATATGATTCCATTCACCCACTTTAATAGAGGATGAGGCTACGTTGGTAAAGAGACTTGCTCCATCCCAAATAGTTACGTTAGGGGTTGTGCCTTGTATAAATATCCGTAGGTTACCGCTACTCCCACCATAACTAACAATGGCGTTATATCCACCAGTGCCTGTACCCAAAGCACTAGCGTTAAACCATGCCTCTACGGTGAAGTCGCCAGACCCCGGCTGAAGCGCGGCATTAGACCCAAGCGACAGATATCCAGAGTTGTTGAAGTAATTACTCCACCACCCGTCTGCGTGACTAAATGGCGAGAACGTACCTTGGGTGGTGTCGCCGTTACGGGTGATGGTAAAGGCGTTAGTGCTGGAGTCTAGGAACGTGTTGTTCTGTGCGCCGTTGGTGCCATCTCCATGCAGCAGCATGGTCACGTACTCAAAGTACGGGTCAGGAATAAGCGCAGAGGGAGCAGAAAAAAGACCAAAGCCCCGAGCCGAGGCTGCACCAAACGTAATTGGGAGCGGAGGAGCCATTAGTACCTCTTAGGCGAATCGGGTCTGGGAAGCAAACACGGTAAATGCTGCGTTGCCAGTCTTAACAATCGTGTAGGTGTACGCATCAATAGAAGACGCATTCCCGCCTGTCCATGCAGTACCGCCTTGATACTTAGGGGTAACAGCGTTGCCATCAACCTGAACTGCGTTGTTGTAATAGGCTGTTCCACCTTGCGTAACCAAAAAGGCAACCGTGATGCTTTGTCCGATGGACATAAGGGTGTTCAGTGAAGTGCCAGACGAACCACGGAAGTTAACCGTCCAGTTAGCAGAAGCGTTGCTGGTGTAATACAAAACACTCTGGGTAGTTACGTCATACGCAATCGTGCCAGTTGCGGCGGTAGCAGAGATAGTGGCGGTTTCCGCAACGTCAGCCAATACCATAGCCAAAGAGCTTGAACTGCCATTAAAGGTTTGCGTGGCAGTGAACGTACTGGCTACGCTAGGAGCTACAAGGGTATCTGTAGCATCCGGAAGAGTGATGGTATTGCTAGAAGAAGAGTTGGGAGACTGAAGTGTGGTAGTCCCCGACCCACTAGCATTACCTTGAACTTTGATATTGCTCATGCTGATACCTTTTTAGCCGAAGATTAGCCACGATTGGCCGGTGGGCACAGTGACATTAACACCGGAAGGAATAGTAATAGGTCCAACGCTAGAAGCATTAAACCCGGAATCTAAAGTAACGCTTTGGGAAATCGAAGTTTGGTTGGTATTTATCGACAGCCCCGCCGTGCCAACGCTTGCCCTTGCCGCCGGATAGGTAACAAAGACATCCTTTGTACCGGCACTGAAGTTAGCATGGTTTCCACTATTAGACGATGCAAGCACTTGGTTTCTTGCGAGCGTGGTGCCCGATGCCGTGTACGTACCAATACCGACTTCCCAATCAGTACCGCTTTGGTCTGCAATGGTGTAGAACGTGGTGTTGCCATCACCAACCGCAGCAAAAGACTGGAACCCCGGAACTGCACCGGCAAGCGTAAACGTGCCAGTACCAGTAGTGGTCGATGTTTCTTTTACGCGGTCAGCAATGACAAGAGGCATTTACGCACCTTTAGGCAATACGGATGATGGCATCGGAAGCAGTAGCTGCGGGGAAGACAATGGTGAAGCTGCCCGAAGTCGAAGTCTTGTCGGTACCAAAGTCCAGAACACAAACGGCCTTGTCGCTGTCGGTGCTGTTATAGATAAGAGCGCCACGAGCAGTAATAGTGGAGTTGCTCCAAGTCGTATCAGCAAAGTCGGTAAATGCCGTAGTACCCGACGAGGTCGGAGTAACGTTGGTCAGCGTGTTGCCACCAGCGGTATAGCCGGTACCTGAGACTTCGTTGGTTGCGCTGTATGCAGTGGTGGTGGCATCAAGAGTTGCCGACGAGGTGTACAGAGCAATCTTAAAAATATCGCCCGTGGTAGCCGTGAAGTTGTGCACACCTTGAAGGAGTTCCACCTTGAAGGAGGTGCACATTGCTTGAGTGATTGCCATGATTGGCTCCTTAATCCAAAAGTTTGGTCAGTTCCGGATGACCCGCTTGAATCAGCCGATTTGAAATCGTGACGTTGTGGGACGCTACGGCTTCTTTCATGTAGAAAAGAATTACCCCACGAATCGATTCGCGGAAGGCTTCGGCCTGCTCACGAATAGCGGGGTGCGAGTTCTGGCCCACGTAGATAATCCGGTCAAGCGCCCGGTCAGTTATCTCTTCGGGGGTGAATCCTCGATTTTCGGTGGTGTGAACCACAACACCGCCTAACAAAACTGGGAGGTCTACGCTGATAGCCATGATTACGGTGACTTAGAAGCCAAGGGGAAACGCAGCATACCGTCTCTGTATTCATCCCTACGAGACCGGCCCATCTGCTCAAAGGACAACTTCTGAGCAGCATCTGAATAACGTTGATTGTAATACGCCATCATATTGTCAGGGCCTTTTGTATAACTCATGGCTTCTACCATGCAGGCATAGAACAACACTTCCGGTGCATTAACCGACATCCACGTTTGCGGAGTTGCAACCGACAACTGCGGGGCTCTCTTGAAGTAGCCCATCTCAAGCTGAATCGGAGACCCACCAGAGGCCCCCGGTGCGGGAGCAATCTGCATGGTGGTCGAGTCCCACAAAGCGTAGTACTTGGGGAAATTGCTGGTGTCGTTGTTGTTGGGCATGTACTCGTTCATGAACGAGCTATCTTTCTGCTCCAAAAAGTAACGGTCACCGCTAGTCGGGATAACTTGTATGTACTGAACAAACAGCAGCCCCGGCGGAAGTTCGACCAGATTGTTGGTTGAAGAAAGGGACGCGATGTCATATTCCTTGAAGGCATCAAGGTCAACATCCCGCATCACCCGGTTCTCTGCCATCAGGATGAAGTTGTTCACCACCGTGGGGGTGAACACGTTCTCACCCACTTCGGAGTAACTGCGGATAGCATCTACCAGTTCACTGTAGGTCATGTCGTTTCCACCGTAACCCGACCAAGTCCAGAATATCCAATGACGTATTGTGCCACGGGGTCAGGCATCATGCCGATACTTCCGAACGTGCTATCCCCCGGAATACCAACAAAAACTTCCAAGTGACCCGGCTGTTCCGGTCTCGGTTCTTTAAGAGCAATCGCGTCATTGATGTGACGCTTAGGTTCAAGCTGCGGGTGCTTTGGTTCGTAGCACTCGTCGCATACCTTGAACCCAGTCCATTCCTTCTTGAGTTCGTTCAAGAAGTACTGAAAGCCGCATCTGTCGCATGCGGCTAGTGCATATTTACCAGCGGCATATGCGCCCATGGTTTACCGCGAGAAGTCAGGTACAAGGTAAACACTGGACCGCTCTCTGTCTTCCAGTGCGGCCCGGGCGAACTCTTCCTCGTACACTTGCTTGAGCATCACGGTGCGCTCAGGGGCCTTCTTGAGGGAGATGTAGTACGCCAGCCCAGCAGCAAGACACGGGAGAAAACGGAAGTTAACGTCCGCCGTGTTTGTATACGCTCCGGCATCCTGAATACGCCGAATGCCGTAGTACACAAGGGTGTATTGCTGAGTATCGTCCGGGGTGGGGAACACATACACCAAAGGCGTATTGGTCCTTTCCACGTAGTACTGACTCGGCATGGCTTGTTGAGACTTAACCGGAATGTGAAGGTATTCTTCACGACCAATGCGGTCAATCACAATGTCAGTAGTCACACCACCATTGGTGTACCGAATAACCGCAGACAGCATGTCAACGGTATCGGCAGGCAGTGCGTAAAACGAAGAACCTGTTTGTAACGCGACTTGACGCTGCTCAATCGTCCATAGATTAAGGCCACGATTGGCCCAATCCAAGAACATCAGGTTAAGCGACCTCCGGGCGGTCTTTATGTCATAGCCGCTTCGGGCCTGAATACCGCAACGCTCATAGGCTTCTGCTATGAGTTCGTCTAACTCAAGGTTGAATATGGCGGTTCCGGAGGTGCTCATTTTTTACCATGAAGTAGGCTGCGGGATACGCGGGAACGTCGGGGAAGGCATCTCCCCAGCATTCTTTTGCTTCTCAAGGTTCTCGTCAACCGGTTCCGGCGAGAAGTAGGTCTCTTCCGCACCCTTAGAAACGGCACCGAAGCCTTGCGTAGCTGCACCTACTCCACGTGCCTTAGTAGTCTTGGCCATGGTTTTCTCCTTAGCACATCTTGCAAGACTTCTTGCGGGACACGCAGCCTTGGCCACGAGTGACCATGCCGCCCTTCTTGTAACCCTTCGGCTTCATCTTCATCTCGTCATCCTTCATCATCTTCTGGATGATGTCCTTTTCTTCCTTGCTCATGTAGCCCGGGCCAAGTCTTTCGGCACCACGCTCCCCAGCCTCTTTAAGCTCTTGTTCCATCGAACGACGGTCATCTCGTGCGCGGCCAAGCGGCTTCATTTCCGTATCGGCCATAGGGCCCATTTTTGCTCGTCCCAAGGGTTTCATTTTACTTCCCCTTTCCCATAGCCATGCGCTTGCGCGGGGAGACGAGCATCTCGCCGCCCTTCTTATAGCCCTTCGGCATCTTGCCCATCTTGGACATGGAGTGTGTGTCCTCAAGCTTCATGGGCTTTGCTTCCTTCTTCATCTTACCGATGTCGGGGTCACGACGGTCCTTCATGACGGCGCGACCAATGCGGTCAATCGAACCGCCCTTCATAGCACGGCCCTTGATATCCGCCATGCCGCCCTTTGCCATCTTCTTGCCACAGCTAGCCATGATTTACCTCACTTAACGTTTGTTGGCTTACCACCAACACCTTGCGGCTTGGCGCGTTTGCGTCGAACCGACGCTTGTTTTTCGCCCTTCGTCATACTAGCAGCCGTGACTGCGGGGCGGCACTTCGGGTAACCCTTTTGAGAAAGATTTGCTTCTTTGCGGCCACAAGCAGGGTGCTTTCCGGTTTTCTTGTCGGTCCGGGAAATATCAACCCAGTCCTCAGCAAACCACTTCTTGAGAGCCAAACCCTTGGCTGTCTTACGAACGGCCACGTTTATTCCCCCAGTTCTTCGCCCCTACCTTACGGCACTTAGCAACTGCGCCAGAGGCATAGGCGCTAGGCCAGACCTTGTATCTGGCCTTTACCTTCTTGGCGCAGGCATCATTCGCCTTTTTCGGGGGTGCTTTTGCCACGATTGAACCAATCCTGAACGGTTTTTGTTTCATAAATACGGATAGCCGTCCAGACGATTGTGAATGCAGCGGCAATCGCCGGGAGAACTTCCATCAAGGTTCCAACCACTGTTACCACCGATGCGGCATCAAGTGCTTGTTTGACTGCTTCTTCGTGATTTTGGTCCATTTTCAACACTTCCAGCGCCGTCTTGCTTGGCATAGGCGCTTTTCTGGGGTTTCGGAGCAGTCCACCCCATGCATCTTGGCTTGTCCAGCCGAACGAGCGCAAAACGACTTTCGCCGCTTTGCGCGTCCTTTTGAGGGGTTGTCTTCGGTAACGGCGGTCTGCAACTTACTGCCGGGATTGGCTTTACGGTAAGCTGCAACACCCTTCTTGGTCATGCCCGCACCAGACTTTGTCGGGCGAAAATTGCCCGACTTGACCGACGCAGCAATTCCCATTCCCTTTTTCTTGGCCATGACTAGGCGTAAAACACCGTGGCCTTGGTGGCAGTGCCAGAAAGAGCGCAGTAGACGCTCGTTTCG